CATCACGTTTTAAGGATGTTATGGCAAAGGGTCAGGGAAAAACCCGACGCGCATATATGATGGAAATTGCAGCGGAGATTGTTACCGGAGAAAGACAGCCGCACTTTAGCTCGGACGCTATGGAGTGGGGTACAAAAACAGAACCGCAAGCAAGGTCGATGTATGAGTTTATGAGCGGTAACACTGTTGAGCAAATAGCTTTTGCGTATTTTGAAGATAAAAAAGTTGGATGCTCACCAGATGGCTTAATAGGTGTTGACGGGCTTGTAGAATTTAAATGCCCCAACACTAAAACGCAAATAGAAACCTACTTATCAGGCAAAGCAGGGCTATTAATGCCATCAAGTCACATGGCTCAGGTGCAAGGCCAAATGTGGGTAATGGATAGAAAATGGTGTGACTTTGTTTCTTTCGATCCGAGCATCAATACATCGGCATCATACTATGTTCAGCGAATAAAACGCGATGACAGCTACATTAAAGAACTCGAAAAAGCGTGTGACAGTTTTTTATATGATCTTGGCGATATGCTGAACAAACTACTCTAATAGGCGGTTACATAACCGTCAAGGTAAACAGTAAATTCGACTTGACAGTTACCCTGTATCTTCTTACCTGCACCTAGTGAAACTTTGCCGTTTACAACAGGTACGACAATATTAGAATAACTGACTCGCCTACGATCCTTATAGCCTATTTCTGGACTCCATTCTTCCACATGGATTAAATGATTCGTATGTTCTGTAGAATTCTTAAGAACATAACCGTAAATCAAACAATAGCTATCTGTTTGATAACCTACATTTCTAGTCCACGCTTTAGCCTTTAAGGTAAGTCTCACTGAAGTAGTACCTACAGGGAAAGAAGTACCTTCGCTAAGTGCAATCCAACACTGAGAATGCAGATAAGAATCAGAACCTCGGCAGTTATTTTTAGGATAACCGCCTTCATGTTCTACTTCTTGTTTCCAAGTATGCCCCGAAAGTATATTGGAATGATCACCAGGAAAGTTAATTACTTCGTCAGCACAAGCTACTAGAGGCAATAGCAAAACCGCAAATATTAAGTTCTTCATACTACTTGCTCACCTTTACAGTTCCGTCTTTAATTACCCACTTATCACGCTTGGAGCGATCTGGCAATGATTTTTCATCCACAACGATGTAATCTGCATCTGGGTACTTTTCTTTCATCTCACCTTTCAATGTGTTAGGTTCGACAGCCCTTAGAATGGCGACCACTTTAGAATCGCCAGTATCATATTCAAATGCCGCTACTTTCATATTAACCTCTAATAATTACGCTAGTTTTAGGGACATCTTCAAAAGAAGAAGTCTGTACGTTATAGGTATCAACTCTAGTGGTGGTAGCACTATGTGTTCTAACATAACCTAAAGTCGCTTGACCTAAAGAATTTGCCTGACAAGTAACTTCAAAACAAGAATTACTCGCCACTCCAATATTTGCAGACCAACTGACATTGGTATCACCTACGCCAATATCAACTACAGATGAAACATTTAAGCTATTTAAGATGGTACCCGATCCATCAAATACAACAAAAGCCTTGGTTCTAGCGGGTCTAAATTGAATACCACCTTCAGTGACAATAAGTTCATCAGACTCATTTATCTGTTCAACAATATTCTGTGAAGGTACTGAAGAATCATCCTGAATAAACTTAGCGTCAGGTACATCGTGATAGAATGTGCCGATTTCATTATTATTTGCTGTAGAAGCAAAATGGATACAAGCCGTTAGATCAGCATCAGGTGTTTCAACATAACCGCCGAACACTTTGTTGTCGTAACCCGCTATTGAGTATACGAAAACATCACTGGTAGAACCAGCGGCATTCTTAAGGTCTTGAATAAGGTTATCCTGGAAAGTACAACCTGCATTGAACTGACTACCTTGGTTGATACCGACTTCAGTTGTCTGTATGTCGTTGCCTACCAAAATAGCGTTATATGTAGCACTGACACCACCAGTTAAATCTTGATCATCAAGTGTGATACCTTTTCTAGCCCACCATGAACGACAGTAAAGGATTCTATTTACCTCACCACCAGCATAAGCCACATCACTCGCTGATCTATTGCCAAGTACGAAAGGATAGCCTCGCATAGCCTGAGTCTTATCACCAGCATTAGGATAAAGGCTATTAGCCAGAGCCCCAACCCCGCTGTCGTTGGGGTCTTTATAATTTCCAGAATAGCAGTTTTTTATGGTAGAACGACCTATATCCCTAAAATTAAAACCTTGCTGTATATTTGATGGGACTGACGATTGATGAATATGATTTAGAAAGACAGAAAACCCCTCTAAAAATACATATTGAACGCGATCATTGGCAACGCCAGCGGTAAAATCTCTATGTATTACCGAACCTGAAACATTAAACTTGGCAAGCAAGCCTGATCTGGTTTGCCCATTTCCTTTAATAGTGGTTCCATATCTAACTTTAAGCGAAATACTGGGGTCTATTAGATAAAGTCCATCACCTAAAGAAACAAATTTATAAGAATCAATGGCGTCCTGAATTGCCGCCGTGTCATCAGCCAACCCGTCACCCACTGCACCAAACCATTTAACGTTTGCATACCCTGTGAAAACTCTTTCCCAGTACCAATCATCATTGATTCGCACCTTTATGCCGCTAGTGCTTGTTATTCCGTGGCTAGCAACATTTCGTAGCACGCCATCCCCTGATATACCAACGTCTGTAATAGATATTAATGCTCCGTCCACTAGCGTATTGGTGTCAATAGCTATCAAGCTTGCGTAGTCATCGAACTTTCTAGCTGACAGAGAAACTTCATTTATAGCTGCCTGAACATCAGTTGCAGTTAATCCAGAAGAAGAGTTTGAGTAAAGCAAGTCAGATGCTGTTGAAACATTTTCTGATAAAGCACCAAGCGGAACACTCTCTATGGCGTTACCAGCGCTATTTACTCTCCAAAAATTCCCAGCATCTAGCGGTAACTTTAAATCACTCGCCCCATGTTGAGATTCTTGAAACCTTGGCGCAAGTGAAATTGCCTCTTTTGCTTGCTTGGCAATGCTTAGTGAGCGGTCAAAATCATTATCGACTATATCAGGGTCGAATTTACCACCCACTTTATAATCAGTTGCCCTAGTATCCGCAACATTAGAAATGATAGTAATTCTATCGCCAGCCGTTGCGCCAGCGTTTAGCGTAATACTACCGCCTTGGTTTGCGTCTTGGTCTGCATTTACTGTTACCGTATAAGCCGTTGTAAGATATGCGGCATCGTTAAACGCCACACCAGTTGGCGTTTTATATACTTTAACGTCTGTTATTCCGAACACTCGAAAGCTAAACGTAAATACCGTTTGTCCCGCTGTTGCTGTGTATTCTTCACGTAAGTCTGCTGTTGATACTGTCATTGCGCGGCCTCCGAGATTTCATGTGATGCGCGGTCCAAGTAAAAAAGGTTATTATACGGAATTAATCGCAAAAACGCCTTAGTGTCACTTTCCTTCCATTCGTTTTCATCAGTAGCCGAATTAGCAACCCTAGATAAAGAGCTAACTAAGCTTCCGTAACTCGGGCCGATTGCAGCCTCCGCAAAGCTCCTAGATGCAAACCGTGAAGCTGGCGAATCAATACCTATCAGTGGTCTAACACCAAACCTGTTACCGGTAAGCTTTTCCGCTGTGTTGTTAGCTTCCATTAGGATGCCAAGCGCTCCAGAGCGGTCAACGCCATCCATCACTAACTGCTTAACACTTTCTGGGTCGTCAGGGTCAAAGTTGTACTCTCTCCCAGCATTCCAAGACTTGAATAGGGTACTCATCATCCCTAAACCTATCATGTACGTCATTCCTTGGAAAAAACTAGCATCTTGACCTTGAAGCCCGGCAAGTAAGGTTCTTTGTGTAGAAGAAACCATAAACGATCTAAATTGAAGTATCGTTTTGCCTAAGTCTCTTGACATTACTAGTGGCTTTTCCTGACCGGGTACGATAATGACTCGATCAGACTCCTTGCGAAGAGCCGCGCCCCACTTAAAAGCCAGACCTTGATTATCCCACTCTCTAGCGTTAAATATTCTTGCGCCATCAACTACTTTGCTGTGCTTTTTAAGTTGCTTGTAAATATCCTGAGCATCGTATTCATCAATACCCAACTTTTCCAATTTTGGATTTTTAAACTTTCCAGCCTTTAGCTCATCAAATACGCGAGCTTGCATAGCAAGACCGTGTATTATTTTTTGTGAGTCCGTCCACTGATTCATTAGTGATATATTGCCAAAGTGATTAGACATATACTCAATGGCTTTTTCTACCTTTGTTTTACCAATATTGTAGTCTGCAATATCAGCAATAGCATCTATGCGCCCATTAGTGTAAGTTTCAGCGCCAATGCCCCAATACCTAAAATCGTCAGCAACTTCTTTTTTTATTTTAAAGCCTTTAAGGTTGCGAAGTAATGGTATTAGTCCGTCCTTATGGGCGCGTATAAAGCCCTCGGCCATGTTAGTTCGTGCAACATCAGGAAATGAGGATGGAACAACGCCACCCATTAGGCGGATAAAGTTTAAGTTCCTTGCTGCGGCATGTATCCTTCTGCCAATGCTAGGATTCATTGAATCTTCTGGCAAGTCATAAGTGCCACGTATTCTGTCTCGCATCCCAATGATTGCCTTAATCTCTCTATCTCCACGCGCTCTTATCTTTTTGGCTTTCTTGGGGTTGCTCTCTTTTTTTAATAATTCCCTGTACCTTGCCTCAATATTGCTAATTTCATTAGTCATCATTACCGCATCAGACGGGTCAGTATTTTGGCCTCCAAACTGCCTAACCAACTCTGCGTCGGCAACCGTTTGTCTGACATAGGATGCCGACAATGCTTCAATGTCGTTTTCTAAAAAATCCTCAATAAGCTCGTCATCAATGTCAAATACGCGAGACTTAAAAACGCCTTTTAATTTATTAGGCTTGCCGCCATGCGTTGATGTGGTAGCGTGGTCATAAGGTAGTATCCCGTCGGGGGTTTTCATGATTCGACCAGCTATCTCAAGGGCAAGATCGTCGGCATCTTCTGGCGATTCAAACGTCTGTCGTGATTGCAACCAGTTAGACACCTTTCGTTGAAAGTCGGCTATATTGGCGGCGATCTTTTCTCTATCCCATCTTCGATTAACATAATTAGCTGCCGTTGATACATCAATGTCATCGCCCAGCATTTTAAGCTGTATAAGGTCATTCTTTATAGGGTCGTACACTTCTTTTCGCCAGTTATCTGCCGACGCTTTAATAAATGGGTTTTGATCGGACGATGGGTTTCGCATTTCCTTCGTGATACGTTCATTGAATTGACGGTTAGACATTTTGCCTCCCGACTTTCTGTAATCGACAAACGACTGCTTGTGAACGGATAGGCCGCGATAAATATAAGCATCGCGCTTAGTTTTAGCCAACTGCTCTACACTCTGACCTTGACCTCCTGTTAATACGTAAGGCGATTCAGCAAGCCTAGCAGTAACGTTGCGCACTTCTGCAACTTCACTAGTAAGTCCAGCATCTAAAGGCGAAATATAAGAAAGTGCTTTTGACGCTTTTTTTACAGCGCCACCCTCTATCTCTACATTATCCATAACCTTAGCAGCACCAACAGAACCGCCCAAAGGTATTTCATCGTCAAGAATCTGCTCGACCTCAGACAAGAATTCTGGATAATCAGAATTAATCTGGTTAAGCTTTGCAGCCCCACCACCTAAAGCGCCACTGATAAGCATTGCAGCGGTTACGTTTACTAACGACTCTTCTGCGGTTCTTTCAAGTTGCTGGGTATGCAGCAAAGCCTCTTGTGCTGATACAGTGCCGCCGCCAATTGCTGCAGTGTATAGCGCCCCTTTAAGAACCTTACCACTCTTGTAAGCACGATAAGCTTGACCGCCAACAGGAATAAAGTTTATTGGTGATAGCGCTCCAGCAACCATTGAAGCTGCGGCACCATCTAAACCAGTAAGAATCTCTCTGTTTTTTCTTTCCTTTTGTGTTTGTCGACGTACAGCCTCTAGCTGCGATGGACTGTCAGCAAGCGCCGCATTAAAAACAAAGTTTTTATCTAGCTTTTCATCTTCTGTTAATTCATCAAGCGCATTGTATTCACCCTCATAATACAGATCAGGGATTCCATTCTCTCTAACTATAGCGGCACCTATTTCATTATCTGTGACAAAAGCAGCCTTAAGCTTTTCACCAAAGGACGAATCGCTTTCATCCTGTAGGTTTACTGGTATATATCTATGAATGTCAGGGTACATTTATAGTCTTATCTCCACTAATGTAAAGTTTCGCCGTTTCTTTAAATTTTTCAGCCCTGTCCTGCATTTCCTCAGCTTCTTCAATGTTCTCTTTCTTAATGCTTTCAATAACAGGGCTTCTATCAGGATAAAACCTATCTTGAGAATACCATTGCCATATCCCGTTCTCTTTGAACTTTATCAGATATGATGGACTACCCTTTGCCGCTTCACTAGCGGTAATCTTGTCGGACATTAACCGAACGTCGGAAACCTCGCCAAAGCTGTCAGCAACAACTTTTCTCTTAGCTTGATCTAAAACCCATTCACTAGAGCCGTTAATGTTGTAAAAATTATCAGGACTATAAGCTATAGTTTGCCCTTGCCATTCCTGCCACTTATTTTTTATAAGCTTTTCAGCCTCTTTTTTCGCATCGTCTATTTCCATTCCTGAGCCAGCAAACGACTCTACTAATCCTTGGTAATCTTTAGCTATATCAGGTTTTGACAAGGCATCCACATCATCCCATCCTAGTAAATCCTCAGCCTCGTCCATATAATCCGTTTTATCATCTTTAAGTCGTTGCAATTGTGCATCAAAAAATGGCTTGTTAGTAGGGTCGGTTAGCTTTCTCGCCCTTTCTATAGCCTGCTCTGGTGGCATAAAATCAATAAGCCTAGTTATTTGAGACGCAAAAGCTCTATCTTGTTTTGAAAACTGATCATCCATACCCCTCACTTGACTCAAGCCTTCCATAATAGATATTGCATTCTTTATTATTTTGGGGTCATCTGACATCAGCCCCATCGACACTTCACGTTTCAATGCGCTGGGAACTGTTTTATTTCTATCTGCAAACATCACTTTTTGCGCAACAGAAAGTTGGCTTTGCGTATTATCGTAAACTCGGTTTATAGCCGCATCATCTGGAACAATAGATTGATCTCCACCAAGACGAAGAATAACAGCCGCGTCCTGCTCTGCCTGCGCAAAAGCTTCTTTTTGTTTGTTTATTATTTTTGACTTTAGCGAAACGTACTTAGAGTCTGTCTGCCTATTCCGGTAAAGGGATTCAAGATCACTTAAGGTTTCGGTGTAATCGCCTGTATTTACTCTCACCTCAAGGTCGTTTAGTGCTTGAGAATCGTTTTTAATGCGATCAGCTTCTAAAGCTTTTCTAGCTCGAAGCTTATCGACGACAATAGACTCAGCAACACCCCTAAACCTATCCCACTCGTCGGCAGTAAACCCTTCTGGAACCTTTTTATTTTCTTCTAGCCACTTTGCCGCATCATCAACGCTAAGTCTTTCAAGGTTGCCAAAATGCGTATGCTCTGTCGCTTCTCGTTCCGCATCACGCAAAAGCTCAGAATACTGGGCTTGGTTTATATGCCCTAGCTCAAGCTGTTTTAAAAGAGTAGCGTCTAACTTCAATAGGCTTTCTGCGCTAGTTTCGATATTTCCATTTCGCGCATTGCGAGCCGCTGAATCATAATATGAAGTCCTAGACTTATTTAGCCCAGCCTTAACTTCTTGTTGCTGCTTTTTAAATGATTGTTCTTGAATACGTAATCTTTGACGATCAGCCATTTGTCTAGCAGAAAACATAATTGTTTGAGATAGCTCAGGGTCAACCTCTTTTTGCAAGCCAGACATTAAGCCTTCTATTTCTGCGTCGTAACCTTTTACATTGCCTTCATTTTTCATGGCAATCTCATTGATTCGAGAAATATTATCCGAATCTATGCCAGCAAGGTAAGCCGCTTCTAATCCTTTGTTGTGAGCTTCTGCGGCATCAGCACCAATAAAACCAAATAACGGCTTCTTGCGTTCAATGGTTTTTGCACCCATGCCCTCTTTCAAGCCTTCTTGATACGATTGTTCAGTTACGGCTTTTGACCTTTCCGCTCTGCGCTTTGCCGACCAGTTGCTCAACTCTTGTGTTAAAGCCGTTTGACCGCCAGTATCAAATGATGATTTTCTCATTATCCGTCACTTTTTTTTTTGGGTTTACTAACTTTCATTCCTTTTAAGGCATCGTATCCTTTATTTAAAAAGTTCATTGTTGCACGACCTCTAATAGCCCTAGCTTTTTGACGTGAGCGATAGGTAGTTGCATCTTTTGCAGTCTTTGAGCCGTAAAGTTCAAAGCTTAATTGTCTTTTTGCTTCCGCACTTTCAGCCTTTGTGCGATCAACCATCATACCACTTTTTCTTGTTGCTTCTCGCATAGCTGCAAGTGGACTACCAGAAAACGCGCTAACACCACGACTTGCAGCACCCGCAATCTGACTCCCCATAGCATCTGCTTGAGACTCAAGCGCGTCAGCTAAAGTCAATCGTCTGTTTGCTTCTTCTGCTGCAAATTGAGTTTCAGCCCTAGCAAAGTTCGCATCTTCTTGATAGTTTTCTATACGCGCCTCTGAGCGTATAGTCTTTTGCTGCTGGCCTGCAACGTACAAACCTGCTGCCGGTTCAATCATTTGTGTCATAACTTAACCTCAGCATTGATGCTCAATATCGTCATGTTAAATGGTAAGTCTTGGCTGATCGTTATTAGTGCATCCCTTGAGTAACCAAATAAAGGAATTTCTTTTTGCCCAGTAAATAAAGAAGGCGGAGAAAACGCCGTATCATTCATAAACCTATCGGATATTCTATTACCGTTAATTGACACGCCAGCCGTTTGATATAAACGCAAGAAACAACGACGCAAGCGCTTTTTCAGCGAAACAGTAGATCCGATTCCGTCTATATTCATATTAATAGGTAAAGTGGTTATTGATGCAGTAAATGGCAGGCCAGCCTGTAATGCAGTATATGAAACGGAAAAACTACTGCCATTCCCTAAGCTATAGCCATTACCTTTAGCGGATACTGTAACACCACCAGAAAAATGCGACATATCTACGCTAGTTCCGCTACCTTTTACCGCGCAATCAAAAAATACTTCACTATCTGCTTTCTCGATAAAATAATCGCCGCTGCTACCTTTGCCGCTTCTGTGAACTACTAAGTACAAGTCATCATCTACAATCGCTGCCGACTTAACTAGACCGTCTGTAGACCAGCGGGAAAACCCTTCGACTCCTTCAGATACTAGCGTATTTAACACCGACATCGTGCCGCTTGAATTTACAATATAAACAAAATTAGCATCCTCTGAACTTGTGCCTTTTGACGCTGCCATCTTGACTGGACTATCAATCAAATGAGGCGCAAGCATAGCGACATTTCTAGTAGTGGTTGGTTGATATTGGTTACTAATAGTAACAGTATTTAACCGCTTGCCAGTGCGATTCGCATATAAAATATCTTCATCTAACACAACCGGAGTGGCTAGACCTGAACCCTCATTACTAATTGAACGCACTGTTAAACTGGGTTTGATAATATCATCAGGCACATAAAAGTGCTGTCCGGTTGTTAGTATTTGCAATTTCTTGTTAGATATTAAATGCCTAATAGCGTTTAATTGGTCAGTATCGAGAAATACCTCAATAGCTTCGTTGTCACGACCTTTGCCCAAATTAAAATTGTAATAGTCACCAATAACTGAACCCCACATAGTAGTAGGTAGCGACTTAGAGCCACCAAAGAACAAACGGTTTGCGTGAAACGTTGAACTTGCTGGATAGCCCCTAGTGGAAGACCAAACATTTTCTGCCTTGCTCACACCCGCTGTCGTTCTCGTAGATTCCGCGCTAAAAGACGAATTTTGTGTAAGAATGGCATAACCAGTTATTAACCCATAAGGGCCAGCACTATCACCGCCAAACACAACCGCATAGGTACTGCCAGAAGCATAAGACACTGCTATACCTTGATTACCAGTATTAACAAGCGCGTGCAATGCCGATTCAATGCGAGATTCATTTGTCGCGGTATCACTGGAATATATTATTTCTTCCGTTAAAAAATCATCTACAGACAATTTATATCTATCACCATTGTTAGCATGAGCAAAAACAAGGGATTGCACTTCGTTTGTAGGTGTTGGGCTTAAGCTATCGTCAAAATTATATTGTGGTATATTGCTATAGCTTATAGACGCATAAGACCATGCAGTATCACTTGTGCGCCCTATTAGCTTAGCTTCTAAATCTGGATGACAAATGATAACAGTGTCAGCCGACTGCGTATAATCAAACTCGTTTAGCATGTCAGCCGTAATTGTTGTCGTTAAATAATTGTCTCCACTACCATTAATGTTAGTCTGTAGCACTCCCTGTTTGTAAACATACATTCTTAACGGATAAAACACTAGCAAGTATTCTATAGCGTTGTTAAAACTAAAACGCTCTAATCGCGCATTAGCATCTAAAGCATCAATATATACTGTGCCTTGCCTACGCTGAACGCCACCTTGAGGCAAACATACAACATTTTCGGCTTCTTTTAAACCTGAGTAGTACGAATCAATATCAGTTCGCCCAATTAACTTGGCATCTAATTCACCACGGTTTAAGTTGGACTGCAAATTAAATGTCTTAGGCATAAGGATTGTTGAACGGTTGATGCGTTATACTGACCTGTGGCGCGGATTGACTATCCACAGCAAGACTTGAACTTAATGCGTCGCTATACTTCGACTCGTATAAAGTGTTTCTGCTTTCATCCTCTGTAACGGAAATAGCAAAGTCTGCTGCTAGCTTATATTCTAGCGTTTTTATAAAATATGGCGGCAAATCACTTTCGTTTGGTCTAGCCACATAGGTAGCTACTATTTTAGACTCGTTAGAATATAGCGCATTACCTACGATTTTATAATCGCCATTTGGTTCTGTTTGCCATAAACGAATCATGTCGCTGGGCAAATTATAGCTGTAAGTCCATTCGGCAATATCGCTTGTTGCGTTCCTCGACAATTCTTGACTTCTTAAAGCAAACGACCACGGATGCAATGACATCACATGGTCGAGTGTTGTAGCATAAAGGTTTGCGACTGCGACGTTATCTGTCATCGCCTGTATAGGTTGCTCGCCTATAAGAATTAGCGCGTTACTACATATAGATACGTCTGTAGCCACAATACCCCCTTAATCACTGTCAGTTTCAGCTACTGGCGTACCGTCTGAAGCATCGACGACACCAGACGCATTACTAAGAACGCTAACAGTGTTAGTTGTTGGCGAATTAGTATCAAACACAACAATAATATCACGAACTTTTAAAACGTCAGACGCGTCATTGAAATAACCGCTAGTATTAACAGTTGCAATAGCGTCTGTTGTTTCGTAAGTCCATGTAGTAGGCTGTACCGCACCATTTAGTGATGCTAATTTAGTTCTTACAAAAGCCATGATAGCTCTCCTTATACAGTAAAGTTAATGCGTGCAACGCCTTCTGGGTCAACAAGTGCTGAACCCGCTTTAAGCATTCCGTTAGACAGCCATGAAGATTTTGTTGCAACCCAATCTACTTGAACTACGTTATCAAGTGTACCGACACAATGACCAACAGATGACTTAACAAAAGAATAAGCCTTGCCAGAACCCAAACCGCCCTCAGCGCGACGAGAACCAATGCACACAAACTTAAAGCCCATTGCTGTAGATGACTCTAACGTACCAGTAACTAATCCTTGGACGTTTTGGTAATCCGCACTGGTGAGCTTTTCTTCGGATAACAAGTCCTGCAAAGCTGAACCGTCAACCAAAATAGTAGGCATTTCTTCGATTTCTAAGTCAGCGTAATACTTTTTAACGCTTAATAGCTTGTCGAACGTAAAGCCTGCGCTACCGTGTGCAATATCAAAAGCTTGGCCGTCTGTTGCTGTAGTGTTAAAAGTAGCAGCCGCTAACTGATCAATGATTAGTTGATCTTCTTTGCGAGATAACGCCTTACCAATCGTATGAGCCAACTCTTGGCGCTCATCAAAATTCACAGCCGCTTGGTTGAAAATGTCAGTGTACTCAGGCGCTTCTAAGTCCAAAAGCGTAGCCGTTACGTGGCTATGGCTAACGTTCATAGGTACAACGTCAGAAGAAGGCGCACCACGCTCGTGAGCTAAACCTTTACCCATTACTGGGAATGGGTAAGTAGCTGCTTTAATGCCAGTACGTAAACGCACTAGATCACGTAGGCGTCCTGTGCCTTGATAGGCGTGCTTTACTTCGTTTGAAAACTCCGTGACTGCCACGGATGATAGATGAATAGACATGATATTTTCCTCTAGTCCAAATTAAAAAACCGTTTAACCGCCTATTGGTTATCTGCTATCAGGCCAAAAAAGCGTCTATACAGTAATCGGGCTTTGAGAAAAAGGTATCGGATTACTTTAAATTCATATTATTGCATGATGACAATAATTGTCAACACATAACATTAATTGTTACATAGTGACAGAAATTTTCACAATAAATGTAGCATCGCCGATATATAGGACTGCAATGACGCGTTATCTCCCTTATCTCCTTTGTCGCCTTTGTCGCCCTTGCCAATATCCTTAATGTCAAATCAAACGTGCTTAAAGCTAACCTACAAAACGTTGATGCTCGCCTTTACCTACATGGCGTTCCATTAACTTGTGAATCTTGGCGGCATATTCAGGGTTCCGCATTTTGCGTTCGCCGTTGCTATCTACCGCCATTTGCATCTGATAGATTTCGTCCATTGACATAGTAGGCACACCTGCCGATTCAATAGGCTCTGCTGGGGATTTACCTGCTTTATTGTCAAGTAGCCATTCCAGCGCCTCGACTGAGGCCGCGCTTGTCGCAATATCAGCTAAACCCTCTCTATGCTTTTCGGGTACATTGGCGCTAATCCAGTTGTTAATTGTCTCGATGCGCTTTTCGCCATTTTCCAGCTTCGACATTTCTTCTTTAAAAGAATCTTCGTCGATTACGTCTTGATCATATTGTGCTTGAGCGTATTGAAACAACACCTCTTCGTAGTGTTCCTGCGAATAGTTGTTATCCTGCGCCAGCTTATTAAACGATTGCAGCAACGGGCTTGCTTCGTCAAACTCTACACCCTCAATTTCAGGCAAAACATAGCCATCATCAGGCGAACCATACAACTTACTTAATGATTCGTTAGACTGTCTTAATTCGTTTAACTCGCGCCCTTTTTCGCCTAGCGTCTTGTTAAGATCAACATACGCCTTAGCTTGCGCCTCAATACTCTCAAATTTATCAAGGTGCCATTCAGGACGCATATTGGCTACCGCATCAGTGTTAGTCTCTGTAGTTTGTTCGGTTGCTGTTTCTTCAATTGCTGTTTCTTCGGTCATTTTGACATCCTCGCTATTGTTGCGTTTATTTGTACGATGAAATTTTTGTGCCCTGCGCTAAATGCTAATCTTTGCGGGTCTAAGTCATTGTCAATGCTATGAAGTAGCTCTTCATTCCAATGTGCTAACAACTTAGCGCCGTTTTCATTGGCGCGGAATACGTCGTTTATTAACAAGTCGTAATCACTGTACTGGCTGTCCACCTTCACCCCCTTGCATTGCACCTTGTAGCGCCTGCCCTAACTGTTGAACTTCGTTTTTGCTGCGTATTAGCCCCGTAGAAACGCCTAGCAGCTTAGCCGTTTTACTTGGTATATCTTCTATTTTTAACGTGCCAGCCATAAACATGGCAGCCATTTCAGGTGGCAACGTTTGAGCTATACCTTGCAAGAATCCTATATATGTTTGCAACGCTTGAAAATCATCCATTTTTTCTGCTTGAGCAAGTGGCGATTGAAATACAATCCGCACTTCATCACCACCAATTTTAAAATCAGGCAATAAGCCACGCTCTTTTAATATTGCAGTGATTGACTTAATAACGGGATTAAGTAGCTCGTTTTTTAGCCTGCCAATAGCTGCGCCTTGTGAACGCAACATTTCCTGCTGTCTAATCGTTTGCTCCGTTGCTGTTTTGGTAGGGTCAGTTATGTCACCAAGCGGATTAATGTATAGCGCCTTTTCCAATATGTCGCGCATTTCATTAACAAGCATATTGCCTAGACCAACATCACCAGCCCTATCAAGCGCCCTTAGCGTAGGATTCGCCGAATCGTTAGATGACACAGGAATAATTGATGCGGGTGCTATTCGAGCTGTATAGGGATTAAAACTGCTACCGGATACGCCCGTATAAACCCCACTAACGTTTAACGCTGCATTTTCTAGTGTGTATTGCTCTACCTTGTTCAATCGTCTAATAAGGGGCAACATACGCAATATAACGCCACGACCAAGCACATCACCAGCATTTACGGATTCTCGGAAAGGAATCATAAACTTGTATGAGCGCATTTGCTCAAAGATAGGCTTGTGCTTATAGGATACAACCAGATTATATTGCTTACCCTCCATAATCTGAGATATGCAAATTTCAATTTCACAATAAGGGTCATTGCTTAACTTATCGCGCAAGCCATCCGGCAGTTCAGCGTCAGGCCATGTGTCTATGACACTTTGCAACTCCATTGTGATAGTTCGGTGACAGTTTTCTATAACGCCTTTTACCGGCTTTTCCGGTGCCATCTGATAAGCGGGTACGCTAGTGAAATAAAAGGGCTGTTCGTCTGTTATGGGGTTTTCGTCAATCTGCAAATAGCCAGTAGAGATTAAACAATCTTGCAACGATGGGTTGATTTCAGTGTCAAAATTACTTTGCTTGAAATAGCTGTAATAAACATCAGTCGCTTCACTAAGAGCATCGTCTAGCTGTTTGGCTTCGTCCTCTTCAAACTGTTCGCCACTAGCGAATGAATGCCATTTTTGCTGTGGTGGCATCAATGCACCTTGCATACGATTAGACGCTACTACTATGCCATTTACCGCTGTCTCGTCGTAAATATGCGTGTTTTCTTCTTTACCGCGTATGCTTTGATTCCAGCCATTTTTTTCAGGAATGACATAATCGTAGGCCACTTCAAGCATTGAGCGAAAATTATCCGCGTTAGCTTTTGCCTTTTGGATACGTTTCTTTAAATTCATATTAGCCACCCAACCCTTTACGTTTATTTTTTGAGCTGCCATTCAACGTACCAGCCAGCAATAGACTTTGCCAACCTTGCGACTTTTTAGTACCGGCCGCCTCTTGTTCGGCACGTTTTGCAGCGCTAACAAATTTTACTTTTTTTTCGGCCGCTGTAAGTGCGGCTTCTTTGCTTGCTGCTTGAGATGCTGGCACTATTGCTTGTGTCATATCAACCCCCTAGCTTGTTAGTGCGAATCAGGCTACGTTTTCCGCGTCGCTTAAATGAAAGAGACGCTATTGCTGCTTCATTAGCAGCTTGTGCGCCTCGCAACGATTCTTGTTGGCCTCGTCGCTGTTCTTCTTCTTTCGCTTTCGCTTCCATTTCTTGCCGCTGTTCAGATTCTTTTTTAGCTTTTTCCTCAGCTTTTCTTGCAGCTTTACGGCCTTGTTTAGCCGTGTGAGCCGCTGAACCTGCCCCTATAATTGCCGGTATTATTGCTTGTGTCATAATTAAACCCTCTTTAAATGTTTATACAATTGATAAGGTGTCAGTATTAAATGCTTGCTAATGCCTAGCGTATATTTTACAACACCAACACAACTAGATATGTTTAACATATGCGCCATTTTATAACTAATGGGCGCATCATACTCTACTACTGTACATTCATGCGGTAAAATGTCATCTATTGTGTTTTCTAGTGCCGATTCTTGAGTGATGCTTAACTGATTCCATCCGCCATTGATTATTGTCCATAGGCAATCGAAATCCTTGCGTATCAAATAACAGTGCCTAAAGTTTGGCTTCATCCACTTGGCTCGCTTAATCTCGCTGTCAGTAAATACTACGTAGTACTTAGTACACTGAGAATCCACTAGCTGTAACCGTTTGTGTGAATGTTTCGTTGCCCACTGGACGATACGCCTGTGCATATTGCCGTATTGCATCACTTGGATGCGAAGCCCAATCATGCCGTGGTGCGCCTAGTACGCCCATTTTAACATCCCAGTCATAGCGATATGCTTTCAACGCCTTGAAGCCCAACTCAGTTCTAGTCTTATCGAATCTGCATTTTGCAAACTTAGTGCGCATAGCATCAATGCCAGTACGAACGCGGTCTATTCTAGGTACTGTTACTATGCTAGATAGCGGCACACCAGCGTTAACTAGCCTGTCTTGAAACGTCATCATAGAATGGTCGCGGCGTGTTGAGTCGTGCGGTACATACCAGCGGCCAATGTTCCAGCCCCTATCACGTATGTCATTGACCATTTCACTAATGCTCTTTAGAGCGCACTGGTAGTAATCAACAAAGTCATGCCACGGCTCGTTATCTTGCATAAACCACACGCTAGTAGTCTCGTGCTTCTCACTAGCGCCAATATCGACAAATAGGTCTACCACTTTCTGACTTTTTGGCAAGTCTAGCAACCTACCATCGTTAAGCACTTCGCCTATTTCCTCGCCATATACGCAGTATTCGCCAATCTGAGCAAATGCTTCATCTGGCGTTGAGGGAAACTCTTGTTGCATTTTATTCTTTTGGATGCGCTTCTTGGCTGCGTACCAGTTTTTTTGCTGGTCAGTGAGTGGAATGTCGAGTGAGCTAAAATACTCTTTGAGATTGTCATCTATATTCACGCTGTCATCAAGGATATAGCTTGGCTCTTCATGCCATGGGTAAAAATGGCACTTATAGTCCAT